GAACACCGCAAACATGGTTGGCTCTGCATCGTCGAATGACGGTCTGACTATCGCAAAGCTCACTGAAGCCAAGCGCAAGATGGACCTCAACGACGTTGATCCTTCAATCCCGCGCTACATTGCTGTAGGGCCGAAGCAGATCGAAGACCTGCTTGGCACAACGCAGGTAACGTCATCGGATTTCAATACTATCAAGGCACTGGTTCAGGGTGACGTGGATACCTTCATGGGCTTCCAGTTCATCATGACCAACCGTCTGAGCATTGATTCCAATGACATTCGCTCCTGCTTTGCATGGGCTGAGGATGGTATCACTCTTGGTATTGGCAAAGATGTTCAAGCCAGGATTGATGAGCGCAACGACAAAGGTTATGCGACTCAGGTTTACTACTGCATGGACATTGGTGCTGTGCGGATGGAAGAAGCCAAGGTTGTCAAAATCTTCTGTGACGAAACCCCAGACTAAGAGAGGAGTAGATTATGGCTAATGTAAGTACGACTCTCGTGTCCAACATGCTGGCGCTGCCCCAAGTGGCATCTCCGGCAAGGACCTTGCACGGCACAAAGCGTGTTGCAATGGGAACAATCGCACTGGCCGCTGGCGATCTTTCTGCCAGCGATACAGTGATGCTTGCTCCTATTCCTTCAAACGCAGCAATCGTGAGCATCAAACTTTTCAATGATGATCTTGATTCTGGCACAACCAACACCTGTGATGTTGGCGTTTACTCAGAGAGCGATGGCACTTTCACCGCGCTTGATGATGATGCCTATGCATCTGCAATCACAGACCTCCGCGCTGCGGTAGGTGGTGTTGGCACAGATGTCACGTTTGAAGCGCGTAACATCAACACACTCGGTCAGCGAGTATGGGAAGATGCAGGTCAATCTGAAGACCCAGGTGGATACCTGTTCATCGGTCTTCTGTTTGACGCAGCGGGTGACACCGCAGGCGACCTCTCATTCGTGATTGAGTATGTCGTGAACTAAACTTGGGAGGGCGGCAACGCCCTCTCTAACGCTTGTGGGGAAGGGTCCCGGTCAGTTCCCTTCCCCGCTACATACAAGGGGTTTCATGCTATGCCTTCAGTGGTCGATATTTGTAACGAGGCGATGGACCTGTTAGGCGCTGCAACTATCACCGCCCTGACAGAAAACTCCAAAGAAGCCAGACTGTGTAACCGCCGGTTTGAAACCGTGCGTGACTCTGTTCTCCGCGCACACCCTTGGAACGTAGCCATCACCCGTGCAACGCTTGCCAAAGACTCCGCTGCACCGGCCTTTGGATTTACCAGCCAGTTTACTTTGCCGACAGACCCGTTCTGTCTGCGTGTTTTGTCTTTCTTCAATAGTAACGTGGACAGCGATATAGCTGCCTATGACACACAGGTCATGTTTAAGGTTGAGGGGCGCAAGATACTCAGCGACGAAGACACATGCCAGATTGTCTATATCGCAAGAGTAGAAGACACAGAGTTGTTTGACTCGCTACTCTCTAGCTCTATTGCACACAAACTTGCATCAGAAACAGCGTATGCAATCACCGGCAGCACCAGTGTTGCACAAGGCATGCAACAGCTTTACGAGCTACGCCTGCGTGAGGCTAGATCAATTGATGCTATGGAGGGCATGCCCGATAAGATCATTGCTGATGATTTTGTGAATATAAGGTTCTAGGATGGCGCGTGTTTCAACTATTGTCACAAACTTTCAAGCCGGTGAGTTTTCACCACGTTTGGAAGGGCGCATAGATTTACAGAAATACAACTCTGGCGCACAAAAGCTAGAGAACATGCTTATCTTTCCGCAGGGTGGGATTACCCGTCGTCCTGGCACTAAGTATGCTGGCACATCAAAAGACGGCGGCAAGGTACGCCTGATTAACTTTGAGTTTAGCGATGAGCAAGCATATGTGCTTGAGTTTGGCGCAAACTACATACGTTTCTACAAAGACGGCGGCATACTCACTGAAGCAACCAAGACCATCACAGGTGCGACAGCCGCCAACCCTGTTGTCATAACATCAAACTCTCATGGCTTCAGCAACGGTGACAGAGTGTTCATCTCTAGCGTTGCTGGCATGGTTGAACTAAACAACCGTGAGTTTACGGTAGCCAATTCAACTACAAACACTTTTGAACTGTCAGGCATCAACGGTAGCGCGTTCACGGCATACAGCAGCGGCGGCACTGTTGGTAAGATTGTTGAGGTAACGACCACATACAGCGCTACAGAAATCTTTGAGCTAAATCATGTGCAGTCAGCAGATGTTTTATTTTTAGCTCATAAAGACCATGAACCTGCAAAGCTGACGCGGACTACAACCACCAGCTTTAGCTTGGCCGACATAGATTTTATTGATGGTCCGTATGAAGACGAAAACTCAACAACGACCACGATTACTGCAAGCGCCAACACTGGCACAGTAACCTTGACCGCATCGGCTGATTTGTTTGATGCGTCTAAAGATGTTGGGTCGCTTTTCAGATTTAGAGATGTGATTGAGGTGTCTCACAGTGAGTGGGACACAAGCGCCACATACTCTCAAAACGACATCGTTCACTTCAACGGCAATGTCTACAAGAAAACGGATGCAGGTACAAACGAGCAAACCGGCACACAAGCTCCGGTGCATCTGTCTGGCTCAGAGGTTTACGGAAATCATACCTGGCAGTATCAGCATAGCGGCACAGGTTTTGTGAAAATCACTGCTGTTACAAACGCAACTACGGCTACCGCGGTGGTACAAAACAGCGGAACTAATAGTCTTATCAATGACTTAGTGCTACCGGCAAACGCAACGGCAGGCACAACTCGTTGGTCGCGTGGTGCCTTTAGCGTGCGCAACGGCTTTCCAAGAGCCATTGCGTTCTTTGAAGAGCGTTTGTTTTTTGCAGGCACAACAGCACAGCCGCAGACAATCTTTGGTTCTGTGACGGCTGACTTTGAAAACCACACTCCTGGCACTGTTGATGACAACGCAATTAATGTGACGATTGCTTCAGACCAGGTGAACGTCATCAAGCACATGATACAGGGACGTTTCTTGCAAGTTCTGACATCTAGCGCAGAGTTCACGATGTCTGGTGGCACAGGTACGCAGCCAATCACGCCAACAAACGTAAATGTTCTGCGAGAAACCACTTTTGGATCATCAAGTGTTCGCCCGATACGCGCTGGCTCTAGCACCATCCTTATCCAGAAAGGGCAGGAAAAGGTCAAAGAGGTCACGTTTGATTTGGATACTGATGGTCTTGTTGGACGCGATCTAACCATCTTGGCAGAACATCTGGCGCGTGGCGGTCTTACCGACATGATCTGGCAGCAGGAGCCAGAGCTGATTCTTTGGTTTGTGCGTGCTGACGGTGTTTTGATTGGGCTGTCTTATGACCCACAGAACCAAACAGTAGGATGGCACACCCACCCAATCGGCAATAGTGGCGTTGTTGAAAGCATTACTGCTATCCCATCCGGTGAAGAAGACCAGGTCTACCTGTCAGTCAAGCGCACCATCAACAGCGCAACTGTGCGCCATATCGTGTTTATGGAAAAGATTGAGTTTGGCAGCGATGTATCGGATGCGTTCTTTGTTGACTCCGGCCTGACCTACGATAGCAGCGCAACGACAACCATCACTGGGCTGAACCATCTTGAGGGGGAGACAGTGCAAATTCTTGCGGATGGTTCTGCACACGCAAACAAAACTGTCTCAGGTGGCGCTATAACACTGGATCGTAGCGCCTCTACGGTGCATGTGGGCTACTCTTTTGACTCCAAGGTACAAACCCTGCGGATGGAGGGTGGAGCCGATGACGGCGTCTCTCAGGGCAAAATAAAGCGTATCCACGGTGTGACAGTGCGGTTCTTGGATACAGTTGGTGCAGAGCTTGGCCCAGATGAAAACAATCTTGATCGTTTGCCATTTCGTGATAGTTCGATGGCGATGGATGCAGCTATACCAATGTTTGATGGCGACAAGGAGATATCTTTCCCATCTGGCTACGATAATGATGCAAGGGTGTTTATCAGGCAGTCTCAGCCGTTGCCTATGACAGTTCTGGCAGTGATGCGGAGGTCAAACACTTTCGATGCTTAAACTGCGTCCATTCAAAATTGATGATGTATTCAAGGTGCAACTTGATTATGAGCTTCCGCGTGAAGGGCGTTGCAGTTTGGTGGAGCACCCAAACATTGATGCGTTCACGCTTGAAGATGATGGCGAGATACTTGCAGTTGGTGGGGCGCACATCATGTGGCCTGGTGTGGCAGAGGCTTGGGTTTTGGTATCGCCAAGCGGCAAGCAGCATGGGCGTCTGTTCGCACGTTATGCAAAACGTCGTTTTGAAGGTATGCTGAAAGAGAACAGCATAAGAAGGATGCAGGCCACCATCCATGTTACAGACGAGCCAGCAATGCGTTTTGTTGAATGGCTTGGGTTTGAGAAGGAAGGCTTGATGCGTAAGTACGGTGTAGAGGGTGAAGACTACATCAGAGTAGCGAGGATCGCGTAATGGACCCAGCAACGATTGCAGCGGCGGCGAGTGCTGGGCAAGCCATCCTTGGCTTCAAAGGCAATCGTGCTTTGGCGCGTCAGGCCAAACAGCTTGGCGAATATCAAGAAACAGTAATCAAGAATGAAGCAGAGGTTCTTGCGCGTCGTCGCACAAGTCAGGAGATCGCTGTAAGG